ACGTCAGCTCCGATGCCGTACTGAACTCCTGCGAAGAAGCGAAGGATAACACGGATGTTGTCTGAACCGTCAAGGTCAGCCATATCAAGTACACGAACCTCGTTACGCTCGTTCAAAAGACCAGTTCCGAAGAATAGGTTTGAAGATTGAGCAGCAACCATCTTGTTTGAAGGAAGGCCGTTTGCCATAGCAACGCGGATGCCATCAAAGAACAAGTCACCGTTACCGTACCAAGTAGTGCCTTTATTGTCAACACCATTTGCTCCAAGACCAGAAGTTCCGAATCCACCAAGAGCGCGGACATAAGCCTTCGCTACGTTTTGTGGAACGTAGATGGTCAAGTCCTCCTTACCATAAAGGGCAGCAGGGATAGCGTCTACAACTTTACCAAGCTCTGCGATTACGTTAGCGGCAGTCACGGTGGTAGCAGTTACGTCAATAACGTCAGAGTCAGCAGTCATCAAAGAAAGGAATCCGCTAAACTCACCTGCACTTGCGGCAGTACCGTTCCAAATGTTCTGCTCAATCTTTTGGGCAGTCTTGGCAGCAACGTGGGCGATAAGGAAGTCAGCAAAAGAAGCAGGGATGCTATCGTAAGCAGAGAATCCCATTTGACCACCAATCCAAGAATCGTAGTAGTCCTTTTTGCAAAGCTGCAAGTTTACTTGGAATGGCTCAACCTCAAGGATGCGGTCGGTCAAAGTCAAGGTAGAAGTTGCATCAAAATCACAAGTTGCATCTTTTACGATGTCGTTTGTGTTGACCTTCTGCAAGGTGGTGCGGTAGTTTACGTTTGGAAGAATCTCAACGAGACCTTTGTCAAGCGTGTCAGCAGAAAGCAATGCAGCAGAAATGTATTTCGATGCAAAACTTCCCGCATAATTTGTGGTTATCGTGGTAGTCGTAGCCATTTGATTTTCAGTTATTTATATTATTTATTCATTCGTGCAAGGACTCGGTCAATCGTCTTTTCGGGGCGATTAGAACTCATCTTTTGGACTTGCTTTGTTTCGGGGTTGTGCTTGATGGCTTTCGCAGCAGGTGCGGCAGATAGTTCTGCTTTAACCGCAGCCATCTCCTCCTTCTTGGCGTATCCGCCCATCTCCTCACGCATTCCTTTCATCTCCTCACGCATCATTGCAATCTCCTCGAGAACTTTCTCAATGACTGCAATAACCGCAGGGGCTTCTTCTACCATTGGCATATCAGCAAGTTCAGTAGGCGCTTCGGTTTCAACCTCAACTTCTACCTCTGCTTCAGCAGCGGCTTCTTTAATTTCAGCGATGATACCTTCTTCAACGATGACCAAAATACGGCCATCAGCAAGTAGGTGTTCGCCAATCGGAGCAGCAACTCGGTCTTCGCCACTAATGACAAATACTTCGTTACCTGCTTCAAATGATTCTGCCTCAAGAACGGCTCCGTTCTCAAGTGTCATTTGCTCGAACTTAACCTCACGGATGGAGGACAGCTCGGCAAGGATGCGGTTTAGGATATTGTTTGCTTTCATATCTAACTAATTAAAGGGGTTTTGATTATTTGTAACATTTTTAAGGATTGATAACTACGGTTCCCTGCCCAACAAGTGAGCCGACACCCTGCGCTGCAAGAGAGCCATCGCAGCAATTTGACTTGTAGGTGTTGTCTGGGCATAGGCAGCCACGATTGCCGCCACGAGGTGACGCTACTGGGAGTTTTTGAGGTCTATTCATTCTTGAGGTCTTCTTTGTGATATAGGTATTCGCTTTCTTCTGTATGCTCTGCGCCTGTCATAAGCCTGCCATCAGCATCTTTGTGCATTAGCCCCGTGTAGAGCTTGCCGTCTGCGGTGTAGTGAGGTACGCCTACTGCGAGTTCAAGCTTGCCAAGTTCCTTGAGCTTGGATTCTGCCCAACGCTTGCCTGCAAGACCGCCCCATAGTAGGAACGATATTGTGCCGCAGGCTTCTGTGTTGCCCTCATCGTAGTATGTCTCGGCTCTTGATAGGTATGAGTACATCCGAGAGATGCTCTCTATGCTCAAGGGCTTACCCTGTGAGAGCTGCTGCGATTTTACTTTACCTACCGCAGTAGCGCACTTGTTGCCGTTCTTCTCGTTTAGTTCAATGCCTCGCTTGGCGTTGTTCTTTACCGCATCGGGGTAGTCAGAGTACGCCTCAAGCTCGGTGCGTGTTCCCGACTTCTTGCGACCATCACGTTTGATGATAGCAATTATTTGCGATAGCATCAACGCTGCCTCTTGCTCCTCAATGATTTCTAACTCCTGCTTGGATAGGTTTATCTTATCAACGAAGTAGCCCTCAATGGAGAACCCACGAAACTCACCGCCCTTCACGCGCTGCCAGATGCTCTCGTTCTCTATCTTCATAGATACCATCCAAGTTCCAACGGGCAGGTCAAGGCCATACGCCCTGCTCTTGTCCATAGTCGCATCTTCAATAATCCAAGATTCTACAATCGTAGTACCCTTGACATCGTAGTCGTGTTCTATGGTGGCGTTGTTTTGGTAGCCGTTCTTAAAGAACAACTCCATCGCTTTGCGGATGGTGTCTTTAGAGAAGTACACATAGTACTCGTTCTCGCCATCGCTGCGGTAAATTGGCTTGTCGGGGATAAGGGCTGCGCCCATCAGCAACCGCTTCTCTTGGTTTTGCATTGCAAAGACCTCACGCTTCTGCGAGTTCAGCGCAATAAAGTCCTCCTCAATAGCAGGGTATTCTACAAGGGAGATTGCGTCAATGCCAGTTAAAAGCATTGATTCATCAAGTATTAGTTCAATTAGTTTCATCATCCGAATGTTGCGGTTCTTACTCTTTGGCGTTGTAGTTGTTGTGAGGTCGTGACATCACCACCCACAACGTATGCGCGGATGGGTTGGTCAAACTGACCACCGATGCTCTGGGCAAGTTGGTTCGTGCCACTCTGACCTACGATGTTAAATTGAGGTGCAGGAACGCTACCACCACCACTACCTGCTGCGCTACTTGCGGAGGGTACAGATGGTTCTACACCGCTTGAATTAAACTTTGTTGCAGAGATGGCAGCAACCCTTGCAAGGCCACCAGCTACGGCTATACCTGCTGCAATCTGTCCACGAATTATGGAGGTAGGGTCACCAACAATTAACTGCGATGCATAGGCTTTTTGGGCTGCGGTAAAGGTTGTGATAAGGGTCTCAACAATACTCAAAGCCTTGTTCCTATTGAATGACTTTTTTGCAGCTTCTTCGTTATCTGCATCAAAAATACCATTCAGCTCTTTAAGAACAGACAAAGTTTGTAGGGCAGAGTCGATTGCAAAGTCTCGTAGTGCTTGCTTTCTTTGCCTCTCTTTATCAAGCTCTTTTTTTGCCGCTTTATCATTTACATCAGCAACATCCGCATTGAATTTGTTTTGCAGGGCAAGGCGCAGAGCATCGTTGCCTTCTGCTGCTGCATACTCTGCGTCAAATGCTGCCTGAAGATTAGCAAGCTCACGCATCTGCTCATTGGCAATGAGGTTGCGGTTGATGGCTGCGGCCTGCTGATTCTGCGCAAGTATCTTGTCATCCTTTGTCTTGTTGATGCCCTCTAACGTGGTGGCGTGGGCTGCTGCTGCCTGTACTTCTAACGCATCAAATTTGGCATTGGTAGCTGCGATTAGTTGCTTGTTGCCGTTTGCCGCTATGACCTGCTCGTTGCGGTCTCTGTTTAGCTTGTCCTGTAAGTTAGCGAATCGCTCATTTTCACGGTCTGTCTCATCCTTGATGGCAGCCTCTCTGTTGCCTGCAAGCAGGTCAATGGTTTCTTTATTAAGCGCAAGGATAGCATCGTTTAGGGCTTTTTGTGCTGCTATCTGTTCCTTCCTATCTGCCTCTCTTTGCGCTTTGGATTTCGCTGCGTTTGCTGCTTTTATATCCGCAACACGCTTCTCATCTGCTGCATCAAGCACCCGCAGGGCAGACGCATTATCATATACGGCCTGCTGAACATCTTGTACGGCTTTAGCATTTCCCCTTACGGCTTCGGCTTGGGCTACAAGGAGTAACTTCTCTTGAAA